AAAGAAGAAACACATGATTTTTTGAAAGGAAAGTTTAACTATTTGGAAATTGTGAACGACGAAACCGGCGAATTTATAACGATACCCAAAACAACCACAGGATTAAACAAAGAACAGTTTTCCGAGTATATAGAAAAGATTCAGATTTGGGCGGCGCAATTTTTAAACGTGGTGATTCCGGACCCTGGACAGCAAATGGAAATAGAAGTATGAAAGTATTAGTGGCTTGTGAGGAAAGTCAGGTTGTTACAAAAGCCTTTAGGAATTTAGGCCATGAAGCTTATTCCTGCGATTTACAGGATTGTTCCGGGGGACACCCTGAGTGGCATATAATCGGAGATTGCTTAGAAGTTCTTAAAGGTGATTGGGATTTAAAAATAGGCTTTCCCCCTTGTGATCATTTGGCTGTGAGTGGGGCGAGATGGTTTGAAGAAAAAAGGAAGGACGGCAGACAGCAAAAAGGTATTGAGTTTTTTTTAGAAATGGTTGAATTGTGCGATTGTGTTGAAAACCCGATAGGCATAATGTCCACTATTTACCGAAAGCCGGATCAGATCATACAGCCCTGGCAATTCGGACACGGAGAAACAAAAGCAACTTGTTTATGGCTTAAAGATTTGCCTCTTTTGGTTCCTACAAATATAGTTGATGGGAGAGAAGGAAAGGTTTGGAAAATGGCACCCGGCCCGGACAGAGGGAAACTGAGGTCTAAAACTTTCCCCGGGATAGCGCAGGCAATGGCTGAACAATGGGGATTATTAAAAGAGGAGAGAGCATGATTAAAACAAAAAAATCCATTACCCTACCGAAACTACTTAAAAAAGCTCAGATTGTTTTTAATAAATGGATCAGGAATAGGGACAAGGATAAAGGGTGTGTTTCGTGTGGTGGTGAGATTCATCATGCCGGGCACTACAGGGCGCAAGGTAATTTTAGTTCTTTAAGGTTTAACGAAATGAATTGCCAGGGGCAATGCTTGCCCTGCAACTACCACAAGCACGGCAACCTTATTGAATACAGGAAGGGACTTGTTAGCCGGTATGGAGAAGAAAAAGTGTTGTGGCTGGAAAATGTTAAGCCGATGAAAAAGTGGACAAGGTTTGAATTAGAGCAAATTATTAGGATTTATAAATAGCAACCTGGAAACAGCACGGCTGCCTCGGGATCTGGCAAGATTACAGCAGCCCAGAAGTTGGGTTATAGGAGACGGATCAAACATAGTTTCTGAAATGTCCCCGATAGTTGCGAAACTGATATTTAAACAAGGTCTTTGGGCAGCATTGCATAATTACGTGATCACCTGACTTGCCTTTATTGTCAGGCTAAAACGGAGGGGGAATAGCCGGTAATGATTCCGGTAAATGCTGTGTAGGTGAAGGGGTTGGCAAAGCCCTGGCGGACGGCAAAGCACCAAGTTTTTATATTAATCTAAAAGAGTCGTTTTTGGTCGGCGGGGCCTTCCTATAATTTTTTGAGTTTAATATAAAGTTTTTAGTTGGTTACGGATTTACTGAAAAATACCTTATGAATATAGAAGAACGGGAAAGGGATTTCATGGATAAAGCGAACAGGATGATTTCTTTTCCTTACGAAATAAGAAAAGAATTTATTGAGTACTGGACAGAACCAACTCCAGGAGGAAAGAAAATGAGGTTCGAGATGGAAAAGACATGGGATTTATCCCGCAGACTTCATAGGTGGGTTAACAACGGTTTTAATAAAAAGTCAAATATTATAATTAAGCCCAAAATGGAAGAAAAAAGCAGTATTAAGGAGGTCAGAGAATTAGACGAATTATTAGAGAAATATTCTCAGCATCCAACTTCGGTTCCGTTCAGGGAGTTTGGTAAATATTACGACTTCCTAAAAACACAAAAACTATTAAAGCCTTTCTCGAAAATGGAGGTTAGTGACATCCAGGGAGCCTATGGTGAAGATAAATTTTTGTGCAGGTGTGCGTGCGTTCAGTTGACCATACAGGGGTATGTGGACTCAGGGTTTACTTTCAGTAAGGTGTTTGAATTAAGGCAAAAGCTAACGCAGTAATTAAAAGTATAATTCCCTTATGATGATCCCCTTTGACCTCACCTTATCCCTGTTACAAAGTTCACCTGATCCAATAAGTGATATTTTAAGAAGTTCAACATACTGGATTCCATTACAGTTGCTTTATGTTGAACTGGTCAGAAATAAAGATTTAACCCCTTTAAGCGATTTAACTTATGATCAAAAAGAAAAGTACTGGAATATGACAGAAGGGGATCAGTGGAAGAGAATAAGTCTTTGCCAGGCTATTTATTGTTATGAAAGTTTATATCAATGAAACTAATTTGTATTATACTACGTAGTATACTAAAGTTTTTTGGCTATGAAATTAAAAGGGAAAATATCACTCATTGGGAATCTATTTCAAGATGGCAAGAAAAGTTAAAAAAGAGAAAAAACACAACCATGACAGAAAATAGAAGTAAAGAGGAAATATTAGAAGATCATTGCCATGTTATTGGCAGCGGTGATGGGTTATGGAATAAATATCCGTTGATTTATATTTCAATTCTTAAAGCAATGGAAGAACACGCCCAACAACAGCTTACCCCATCTTGGGTGAAAGCAAGTGAAAGATTGCCAGAGCAGAATAAACGTCTTAACCTAAAGTGGATGTCTGAACCGAATTATGGTATCTATGATAGCTGTGGAATGTTTATTGTTGGAGAGTTAAAAGAGAAATATCCCATAGAAGAAATAGAATGGCTCGACGAACAACCTAACCAAACGCCATGAAAGTATTAAAAGTTGATTTAGTAAGCTATTTGAAAAAATGGGCTGGCAAAAAAACAGCCAAAGAAATTTCTATTGATTTAGACATTCACATAAATACCGTCTGGCGATACGCCACAAAGGAAGGCATTGATTTAGAAATGCCGGAATGGTTAGAAAAAAAGAATCTTGTCGAAAGTCTAATCATAGAGCATCACAAACAAAAGCCCATATACGAGATAGCTAAACTAGCCGGGGTATCTTATGCGTTCGTCCAACATAAAGCGTTACGAATGGGTCTTAAGTGTTTTAACTCCAAAGTAGTTTCAGCCCCAAAAACCGAAATAATGAAAGGCGAATTTTTCCAGGAATGGGAGCATGAAGACTGGCTAATAGGTCCACCCAGATCCGCACACACATGCCGGATAATTGAGAAGCTTACCTTATCGCAGTCTCAAAAACTTTTGGGTTCCACCCCTGATCGTACACAGTCCAGACCAAACGGTCGGGGTTTGTATCTAAAAAGTAATAAGTAAGGGAAAATTTACCATTAGTGAAATCATAACCGTGAATAATATCAGCTAAGATCACTCTATCTCCTTGATAAAAGTTAAGATTAATAGATTTCAAATCTCCAGGATTTTCGCAAGTAAAAATCACAGGAACCTTAATCCCACACGGAGCCTTACTGCAGCTTAGTAGGACTAAACACAGAATAAGGAATTTCAATATATTCGCCACAGCTTACGGATTTAGATATTTGAATAGATATTTTAATTTCTACGACATTGCCGTCGGGGACCCTTTGGGAGCTTAACCCGAGTGGTAATAAAAGGATTAATATTAATGCTAACGCAGTTATTTTCATAGTTTAATCTTTTAGTATATCTTTTTCTTTAGAAACCTCAAAATCGTAAACCTCAAACACCTCACCTTCGTAGCTTAATCTGAACTTTAAAACCTTGCCAGGCAAATAAACAATCCCTACTAACATTCCCGGTATCTGTTCAGGGTCTGTTTTGATGTAAAATATCTCACCCCACTCCAAATCTGTTTTTATACTTATAGGCATTATTTATGAATTAAAAGTCTATATCTAACTCCGACTATATAATTATCACAATATTCAGGGGCATGACTAAATGAAGTGTACTTTACGTTATTATAAGTATCTCTCCATGTTATTTTACACCCAGCTTCCTCGCTATTTCTATAATACGGCTCCATTGCAATTATTTCTGCAATAACCATATCAACCTGGATTGATCTTTCAATAGAACAACTGCGTAAGCAGCTAAGAAGGAATATAATAATTAAGTACTTTACCATTTCGTTTGAATTTCCCTGATTTTACTTTACCTACCCTTGCCATTTCATTAAGCCTACTGCTTGCCTGGCTCAGCGAAAGCCCTGTTTGTTTAGCCACATCCTCAACCGTAAAAGCATTTTCCGGCTTTTCCTGGTAGATCACAAAGTTTTTACTAATAAATTCACTTGCTTTCTTACTCATTTTATTCATAAAATTATTTTGGCGAACTAGATAATATGAACTTTCGTTGGTTTACTGTCAAAGCTGGCTTTCTCTTCCTCCCCACAGCCCCGCACTTGCACCTGAATTGCTCATAAGCGTTTGCTGTGGTATAATATAACTTCCCCTCTTCCTTCAACTCTTTAGACCCGCACGAAGGACACCGGTGATTATCGTCAAGTATAAAAAGCCCAATATTCGGGTGTGGCTTAATCCAAGGGCGGAGCCTTAAATAAGTGTCTTCTAAGATTCTTACGTCCTGGATGTTATATTTCTCCATTTCTTTAAGAGCCTTTTCATCCCCTTGATAGCATTTGTTCCACATTTCTTGACCGTCGTTAGGCTGCTTTCTAGGCAAATTAAGGATCTGATTCACGAAGTCCAGTTTGTTATGCGAGAAGGCAAACTGCTTCCTGATGGTCTTTAAAGTGTCTATGGATTGATACGGGAGGGGAGGGTCTAACTTGTGAACTATAAACCTTGTGTTTAGACGTGGAAGGTCGAATTTGTCCCCATTGTGAGCTACCACTACATCAGCTTCGTTAAGTAAAGCCCAGATGCCTTTCATTATTCTTTTGTCGTCCTGCCTTAACGCCTCCTTACCCGTGAGCCGCCCGGAATAAACCTTGTTTTCAAAGAGCCATTTCGCTGACCATGTTAAACAGAACCACTCAGAAATTACCTGAGCCGGGTTTATATTCTGGTTCCATACGTCCCAAACAAACCCTAAAATTGGGGCAGTTTCAATGTCAATAATTAATATCTTCAGCCTGAATAATTCGTCAATAGAATTTTTTGGCATATATGATTTTAAACAGAAATTTCAAAGTGCATCCAATCGTAGTCTTTCTCCGGTCCATAACCTATAAATCCATGCTTATAAAAAATACTAACCATTTTCTTGTACTCGGGTTTACTAAATTGAGCAGTTGGTTTTTTTACTTTTAAGCCGTTTCGTTCAGGGTCCAGGTCAATCGCAATTCCCCATGAGTGCCGGGACCATCTTGTCCCGCCTCGCATTTTTCTAAAATTGTAACACCCACCAAAAAGGTCAATCCCTAGTCTTTGGATCTCGTCAAGTCCGTAAATTTCTAAAAGATCGTTAAAAACATTTATGAAATTCGAAGCCACAAGCTTATGGCATTGCATTTTTGTTACTGACTTGGATAAATCCCATGCAATCCTCATAGGGTAAGGGAGGGTAATAACCTTTAAATTGGCTACGTCCCCCGGTTCTCCGTATTTATATAATATTTGGGAATCAGTCATCATAATTCAATTCCGTCCGCTTCTGCTGCCTCCTGAATTGGCTCTAAAAAGATTCCTATTGAATAATCATCCAACTTTGTTTTAGTCTTTTTGGCTAAATCGCTAATCAATAGAAAAAACGAACTACCCGCTTTTAAAAACTGTTCGTAAACTTCTGGGGGGTTGTTAGATTTGATCTTGGCTAATAATTCTGTGATCTTTGTCTTACCCGCTTCCTTTGCTGCGCTGAAAAATATTTGAGCAATTATGTCTGACATATTATTTTTCTGTTTTAAATTCGCCGTCACTGTTTGTTAATAAATTTTTAAGTATATACCCAGCAGCAGCCGCTAAACCTACTCTTGCTGCATCTAATAGCTCGGAGGATGTAGGCCACCCGCTTACAATAATGTTATAAATAGTAAGAAGTGCAGCACTCAAAAAAGCTGTAATAATCCCTTTAACTGCATCACTTACGTTTAAACCAAGAAATTTACTTCGTAATTTACTTTTGGGCATTTTTTTTGTTTTTTAGTTCTTTATATATTTTTATTCCGTTATAAATAAATGTTGTTGCTGTAGCCATCCCGGCTAATAAATCTCATTGCCAGTTATAGCAGATAAGAATACCGCAATCCCGTTTATTTTAAAACTCATGGTGTCTAAATCTATCATTTCGTTAAAGTTGTTAATGTTACTTCATTAGAGCTGTTGTAAATTGGCATTGTTCTGTAGTTGTTTTTTATCGTTGCGGTTAGTGTGTATGTCCCAGATGGAATAGTTTTTAACCATGTTTCTGAGACATTATGTACCCCGGGAAGTTTCAAATACGGACTCCAGTTTGACGTAAACGTGAATACCTGAGTCCCTTTTAACGAATAAACAAGTTGGTAAGACTCATAACATGGGGCATTGCCGAAATTCGTTAAGGAAAGAGAAATGCTTATTCCGTCTGTATTAAACTTTACTTTCCCTGAATCAACGGAAATCTTATACCCCGCCAATGCTTCTGCCTGGCGTAAATAACTCATTGAAGTGGCATCTGGGGTGTAATTACCATTACCTATTGAAGCAGCGTGATAAAAAGTAATTTGCCTTGTCAGGTCGGAAAGATTAGACCCCGGTCCCATTGGTTCCCCGACCCAGGGAGCGAACTTCCAACGCTCCATGATGATACTTTTGAATGGTCCTGAAGTCCCCCACGATCTATTGTTATTCTCTAAATAGTCCTTAA